ATGAAGAAGAAAGCAGTCGTGCTTCTTTCCGGCGGCATGGACTCAGCCGCCGTCGTCGCCATTGCCCAGGAACAGGGTTTTGAAGTGCATGCCATGAGCGTGCGCTATGGCCAGCGCCACACCTCCGAGCTGGAGGCCGCCGCCCGCGTGGCCAGCGCCCTTGGCGTGGCCGGGCACAAGGTGGTCGCGGTCGACCTGCGCAGCATCGGCGGCTCGGCGCTGACCGACGACATCAGCGTGCCCGATGCGGGCACGGGTGACGCCATTCCGGTCACCTACGTGCCGGCCCGCAACACCATCATGCTGTCACTGGCACTGGGCTGGGCCGAAGTGCTGGGTGCCAATGACATCTTCTGCGGCGTCAACGCGGTGGACTATTCCGGTTACCCGGACTGCCGCCCGGAATTCATCGCCGCGTTCCAGGCGCTGGCCAACCTGGCCACCAAGGCCGGCGTCGAAGGCGCGGGCATCCGCGTGCATGCGCCCCTGCAGTACCTGAGCAAGGCGCAGATCGCATTGGAGGGGCAGCGCCTGGGCGTGGACTTCGGTTTGACGGTGTCCTGCTACCAGGCCGACATGGACGGCAAGGCCTGTGGCCATTGCGATGCCTGCCAGCTGCGCGCCGATGGCTTTGCCGCCGCCGGCATGGCCGATCCGACCCATTACGCCTGATGTTGTTTTTGCGTTTATTGCGTTAGAATACGCACCCCGGCTACGGCCGGGTCTTTGTTTGGGCCGTTAGCTCAGTTGGTAGAGCAGAAGACTTTTAATCTTTTGGTCGATGGTTCGAATCCATCACGGCCCACCATAAAAACAGGCACTTAGCTCGCGCTAAGTGCTTTTTTTTTGCCCTTTTGGGAAAACGTTTGGGAAAAAACTACCCGCGATTGGCCGGTTTTACTCGTTCCAGCTTGTGCCTGTAGCGCTGCCGCATTGCCAAGGTACGGTGGCCACCATCGGCCTCGTTTTCTGAGTCGGTGATGCCTCGATGCTTGAGGCCATGCAGTGAGAACCGGTCGCTCGCCGCGATCACCTTTGACTTGATCGCGGCGCGAATCAGCCGCTGCCACGCACTGTCTAGAGCTGATTTGGTCAACGGAGTTCCCGATTCGCTGACCAGGAGCTGGCGAGCTTCCGGGCGAATTGGAACCGGGCGGCTGTGGGCCGCCATCCGTTCCGTGCGGTACTCCTGCAGCCAAGTCACGGCGGCGTGCAGGTCATCGTTCCATTGCGTCAGGTTGTCGATCGAGCCCTTGGTGCGGTTGCTGACGATGCCTTCGTCGGTCAGGTTCGCATCAGTGAGGGTATTCACCTCGATCCCCCGCAGACGCACTGCGTAGGCAAGAACCATGACGGCTGGCATGTACGGGGAGCAGCTACCTTGCGTATGGGCCTTGCGGGCCGCGCAGATGCGAGCGAAGGCCAGCACCGCGTCCTGTGCCTCTGGTGTCGGCATCTTGAACTCGCCCGCTTCGGTGGCCTCGCGCACGCCCTTGCAGGGGTTGTGCTTGCAGTGACCATGCCGGATTCCCCAGGCGAATAAGCGGCGAAGATAGCGCAGCACGTGGTTGGCTTTCGACGGTGCCGGGGGCACTTCGGGCTGCTGACCCTGAGCCGGCCGGCCTGCAGCAATCGTCTCCACCAACCGCTGAATCGTGGGTACGTCGAACCGCTGCAACTGCATTTCCCCAAGCGTTGCGCCGGCTTTCAGCCGCCATGCGCAGGCATCCGCAGCCTGGCGGTCGTAGCCTTTCCGGGTCCCGGCAGTGAGTCCTTTGTACTCGGTGGATTTCTTAAAGGCATCGCTCAGATGCTGGAGGGTGCCGCGTTGGACGCCCGTAAGGGCGTCCTCCACAAGCGAGTGGAGCTCTGACAGCTTCGCCCCCGCGCCGGCTACTGTTTTCTTTCTTGGGCGGCCCTCTGGTTGGTCGACCAGGATGTACCACCGGTTTTGCTCCCAGTAGATGCCAGCGGGCAAGGCCCGCTGATCGATGTGCCCCGGAATATCGGGATTAAAGGCGCGTTTTCTTCCCATCAGATCTGATCCTTCAGTGATCCTTTGCTCGCTTCCTGCATGCCTGGGCCGACGCCCAGGGCAGCATTGAGCGCATCCACCGTTGTGAAAACTCCCCCTGCATCATCTTGCAGTAGGCGCACATGGTTCTTCTGGGCCCAGCGCACCACGGTTGAGGTGCGCGGCAGATTACCTGTTGGGCGGACGATCCGTTGCAACATGGGGAAGGTCAGGATGCCGGCAGTTTGCGCTGGTGGTGATCCGGGTTGTGACCGACGCTGACGGCAAGGGTTATCCACGACTTCCCCCTTTGAGCCGCAGGCCGAGCTGCAGCACGTTGGTTGGGGCTGGGGCGTGGCGATGGGTGCGGATGCCATGCAGGCGTCGCCAGTCGCGCTCTGCTGCGGCCCGGTCGCCATGGCGGGCTGTCTGGCTGCAGGTGCATTCGACAAAGATGCCGCCTTTGGAGGACCGGCAGCGCCGGTCCTCCATCAGCCTGGCTACGTGGCCGCTCTTGCACCGCATCGTCTCGGGCAGACGTTCCAGTTGGCATTGGGTCATGCGGCCTCCGCATCTTCACCCAGCAGCGCAGACAGCTTGTCCCACAGCCACTGTTCCTCGGGTTCGTCGTCGCCCGGCCGCGATGGCCCTATGTGCGAACGGCATGCGTGGATCGCCGCGGCGAACGTGTCTTCATTGACGCGCCGATCACCACCATTCGCGTGCAGGTCAAGCGAGGTAGGGGCAGGGATCTTAAGTTCTTCCTCAACGTCACGCAGGCGTACCCAAGCACCACGGGAAGATTAGATCATTGTCGATTCGTCGCCATAGTGGGTGAGTACGTAGCGGGGAACCTCCGCGAGGTCGACCAACGGCTTTGCGTAGAGCTTCGTGCCGCTGGCAGGCCTGTCCTGCAGCCACACCACTGCCTCGGCTGAGACGACTGCGATAGCTGGTTGGTGGCGATCAGCCATGGCGCACCGCCTGGCGGCGATTGCCGCGACGGGTGATCGTGGTCTGACCGACTGCCAAGCCGGTGTGCTTGAGGGCCCGGACGCGGGTATTCCAAAGGTGCAGCGCCAGTGCGCCGCCGGCAGCTGGTGCCAACATCAGCAGCAGATTAAGCATTGGCCACCCCCTGTTTGCCTTTGGCAGGTGTTGCTCTTACGCCGATGAGGGCCAACGCGGCGCTGATCTCCATCAGCGGCGTCCCGAGCTTCGTGGCGGCGCGTTGCGCGTAGCTAGGACTGTTGGACAGGTACAGGAAGCCATCCCGCCGCAACCGCTCGCCGTCCAGCTGCACGTCATCCAGATCCTTGACGTATTGAAGGCCAAGGCGCTTTGCGATGGCGAGGCCATGGCGCGTCTTGCCGCTCGCCAAGGGGCCATAGAGAACGATGGACTTAGGCATGGTCCACCTCCTGCTGTGCCTGCGCGATGGCGTCCTGAGCGGCCACTGTGGACGCTCTGGGCAGCATGTTGGCCAGGGCATAGGGGAAGGGGAGGCCGAACACCAGCGCGGCCAGCTCATGGCCTACAGCGCCCGCACAGGCGTGCGCATCTTTCGGGCCTTCTACCTGGACCCATCCCAAGCGGACTCGGGCACGGCGTTCCCAGCGGCGCAGCACCACCAGTCCACGGCCCATGGCCAGCTCGGCGACCATGATGACCTGGTCGTGGGAAACGATCAGGCTGACCACCGCCTGCGGCGGGGTTTCGCGGGTTTTCATGGGGGCCGTGGTAGCCTCCGTGCCGGGTCCGGTGGTCGGTACCAGCGAAGGTGTAACGGTGTGGGGAACAATCCCGCTCATCTGTTGCATGGCTCTCATCTCCTGAGCTTTGTTGGGAGGCCCGTGGGGTGGTGTTGGCGCACCACCCGCCGGACCCGCTTTTTTGGCGCTACCGCGCCGGTTGGATCAGGTGTTCAGGCTTCGAACACCCAACATTTCACTGTTTGCGACTTTCCAAGCTGGCCATCCCGCAGGCAGCTGTTCACTGCGATGCTCGCGTCAACGAGTTTGTGCCTACGGGAGTTGCGCAGCAGGTGGCGCATTTCGTTGATATCGGCCAGCTTCTGCGAGAACAGCGCGGCCTTGGCGTAGAACTCGTTGAGGTTGATGGCGATTCGCGTGGCCTCGCGGGCATGATTGACCCTTCGCTCCCCGCCCAGCCCCTCCAAGTACTCAAAGACTTCCCAGAACTGAGAAACGTCCGGGTGATCGGCGCTGATGGCACGCTGACGGTCCTCGGCCATGCTCGCCAGCGCAGTCTGCGTGTCCTGCTTCATGTGCTTGGGCAGATCGATCACCAGCGCCAGGCAGTCCACCAGCGCCATCATCTGTGCGTGGTTCTTGATGACGCGCTCGATGCGGATGTCTTTACGTTCACGCAAGGCGGCCTCCCAGAACTTCACGCGAGTGGCGAAGGTTTCAAGTACCTGGCCTTCGGCCTTGATGGCTTTAACCAAGAAATAGCTCAGCTGCTCCACCTGCAACTGGTTGATGTTGTCCGCCGCGATGCGGCTGTCGGTGGTGACCTCGGGGCGCTTGAAATGCAGCTTGACGATACGGGTCAGAATTGCCTCGCTGGCGTCCACGGCAGCGTTCTGGCTGATGACGATGGTGCCGCGAAACGGCGGTTCGTAGGTGTCGTTACCGCCGTTGCGCACACCGCGTGTGGCGAGCGTGCCGCCACCGAAGAAGTCTTTCAGCTCGTCCCATTCGAATGTCTTCGCATGGGCCTTGTCAGGGCTGCTGCGGTCGGCTTCCAGCAACACCACCGGCATACCGCTGGTCTGACCCATGGCGCGGGCGCGGCCAGCTTTTGACGACTTCGCCGGGTCGAAGCCCTCGTAATCGCTGCGGCCCAGCAACTTCCATAGAAACGTCAGCAGGGTGGTCTTGCCTGCGCCCGCCTCGCCAGTGGCTTCCAAGAACGGGAAGCTCTTGTGGTCGGCGCGGATCTGCTCGGCGAACAGGGAGCCGAACCAATAGGTGAGGGCAACCATGCCGTGGGTGCCAAAGCACAGCCATAGCCAAGGAAGCCAGTCGGTACGGTAGCTGTCGGCGTCGCGCTGGATTTCCATGCGGATCGACTTCTGCGTGGTTTTCAATCGCAGCTTTTCAAACTCGAAGTAATCCTCAGCGTTGGCCTGCACCATCTCGCCGCTTCGAACCGCGATATCACCCAATACATAGGCCTTGTGTTCCTTGCTGTAGCCCACGTAGTCGATGGTTTCCACTTTCTTGATGTTGTACAGCTGATCCTTCATCACGTGGATCAGCTCGCTAGCGGTGCCGTCGAACACCGCGCCCGGCGCAAAGCTGGCCAAGCGGTCGCGGAATGCCGGAGCATTCAACGTCTGCGAAGAAGTGAAGGTGCCTTTCACGCTGGGGGCGTCATGCGGAAACTCGACGCGGAAGAAATACCAGCTCTCATCCGTGACTTCATTGCGCTGGAAATACAGCGCTTCCGGAAAGCAGTTGGCGATTTCGTGGACCTGTGCCGCTGCTCGCTCCAGTTCGGGCAGTTTGTCGTCCAGATCATCCTCGCCGTTTGCTTTGATGTGGTCCGCCTTGAACTTCTCAAAGCGAGATGTATCGAAGGCAAACCAGTACATGCGCGAGCGAAACTCAAGGTGGAACTCACGCCGACCGCCGTGGCGGAACATCAGCATGCCTTTCTCGATCGCGCTCTTGGATAGCAGCAGATCGCCCTGGTAACGGGCTTCTGCCATATCGTCCTGCCACTGTTGCTGCTGGTCCGCCTTGTCAGCGTGCGCAATCGCTCGCAGATGCAGGTCGTTCCAATCCACTTTGCGGTCGCTAGGCTGGGGGATCAGCGCGGCTTTGCAGGTGAAGCCCATGGCCTTGGCGCGTGCTGCGTGCTTGCGCAGATAGTCATGGGTGCCGGGACCATTGCCTTTTGCCGGCTCGTTGTCCGGTGCCCAGATCAGCGTTGGCAGGTTGCCGACGCGCAGCTTGGCCAGCTCCTGCAGGTCATCCACAGGGAACTGGTTGGATGACATAGCCGACACGGCCACGTTTCCGTGATGCAGGTGCGCGATGGCGTCGAAGATGCCTTCAACGATCCAAAGCTCATTGCAGGTTGCTAACTGCTCGGTCACGGAAGGTGCCGCCCACCAGCAACCGGCGTAGCTTTGACCAGGTGCAAATCGAGCCTTCATCTTGCCGAAGCGGTGCGGCCTGTCGATCAGGCGTTCCCACCATTTGCCTTTGCGCAGTGGGAAACGCACGGTTGCGCTGCCTTGCTTGGAATCGGCGTTGTAGTAGTCCGCCTGCGTGAAGAGGCCCCGGACCTTGGCCAAGTCGAAACCGCGCGAGTGCTGCAGATAGGCCTCGGCGGCTGCGTGCGGATTAGCGTCGGTGATTGGGTAACGCTTGCCCCAGTCATCGAACAGATCGTCGTACACGTCCTTGACGTGCACCTCACGGCCACACTTCGCCTGCCGGCCGCACCGCAGTACCCACGGCTTGAGATAGTTGGTGTAAAGCTCTTTTTTACCGCACGTCGGGCACTTGCCCCCGCGCATGTACTCGGTACTCGGGCGCAGCTTGAGCCCATAGTCGCGCTCAAGCCGCTGCAGTACCTGTTGGCGCAGATCCTCTTGCATTTCAGGCCGCCGTGTTCCGGTAGGTGGGGTGTTGCATGGCTCTCTCTCCTGGTGGTGCTACAGCGCGGCCGGTGTTGGCGCATCGGCGCGTGCTGCTGGGCTTAAATGAGATCTTTGAGCGGCGTGGACCGGTTCAACACGTCGCGCATTTCATCGCTGATGTACTCAGCAACGGCTGCGGTGTTGTCGTGGGTGATGCCGGTCGCTTCGGCAATGGGGCCGGTAAGTCGCGAAAGCAGCTCGGTGGCTTGCTGCGCCCGCCAAAGGCGGTCGTAGTCCTCGGCCGGCATCATCTGATCGCCAACGAGAGTGGGCTTGTCAGGCGTCATGGCGCACCTCGCTGCGGGCTACGCGCGTGGCGGTGACAGCCGTTTCAACGTCGGCAAGGGTCAGCGCATGGACCGGCTTTCCAGACGCTTCCAGCCGCGCCCCAAGGGCGAGCCAGTCAGCGTGGTTCCAGTCGAGGGTGTCGGCGATGAGGCCGAAGTAGTAGGCGATTTGGCGCGCGGCAGACGCGGGCGCACCTTGGGTGTCCATAGACATTGAGACGTCTCCTGTTGATGAGATCTGGTATCTCGGGGAGACGTTCTTAAGCGTCGCACCGAGGTGTCGGGAGGTTAAGAACCGGTCAACAGTCCGGCCAACAGCTTTCCCCTCGCGGGTGTTGTATAGCTGCTGCCTCCCGACGCAGAAGACGTCGGTGCGCTCGTTCTTCGGGCGCAAAAAAACCGCAATGCTGACGGGCGCGGTTTCCGCTGTTGACTCAGAGTTCTTAAGCTCCTTGGCGGGCATCCTGCCGTCGTACATTCCAACTGTCAAGCTCCGAAACGGTTGTCGGGCACCCATGCGAAAATTCGCCGGTTCGCAACTCCGCGAACAAGCTAAAGACATGGAAGAATGAAGAGAACTAAGTATGTATGCGCGCTGCTGTTGATCGGCGCGCTGTCGGGTTGTGACATGCCGCCGCCTAGTCAAAGTGCTCCAAAGGCTCAAGCAGGCGATGAACAAGACAGGGCAGACGTAGCACCCGCAGCGGGCGAAGGTGCAGGAACCAAAGCAAGCGACCAGGCCATTCAGTCTGTTCATCGCAGTGTGGTTGCAGTCGACCACATGCCTTTTGCTGCACCGCCGAGATTGGTGCTGACCCTCGCAACCAGCGGATGGGATGAGGCTGGAATCTTCTACGGATTCGCGAACGATGCTGCAGCGGTTCTCAAAGCGCTGCAGAAGAAGAGCTTGGTTCCAGCTGGCGAGGATATTGTTTTTATTCTCCGCGCTGAGGGCACTGATGGAGTGGCGCGAAATCTTCTGAATCTGCACGTTCCGGAACGCGCGTTCACGGCAAGTAATCCCAGCCCTGCGGCCCTTCTGGAAAGCGCGAAAGTGGAGTTCAACGGCTCCACGGGCCGAGCCACGGTCAGCGCATTCTGTGATTCCGGCGTGTACCAAGGGGGTGCCGGAATGCTTAATGTCCCAAGCTTCTGCGGGGCGGCGCTTGCCCCGCATTGAACATAGGCGCGTAGTCATGCCTGCTCCCCGCGAGCGGGGGGCAGTGGCGCACCGATAACGTCAAACGCGCCACCGGAAGCAATATGTGCTTCCACGGCAGCGCGTAGCTCATCCGCTTCGCGCTGCTTTTGGTAGGGAGATACAGGTGCTTCGCCCAGGATCTGGCCTTGAACCAAACGCGGCATTTGAGCTGTGGCCCAATCGCCGGTGGCCTTTTCGTGATCGCGGGTCATTCGGCGTCCTCGGTTTCTTCGCAGGTGTCCAGCAGGTTCAGCTGGCGGCTTTCACTCTCTGCGCGGTAAGCGCGCTGAAGCCGTGCGCGTATCAGATGGGGCGTTTCCGGCAGCTCGCAGGGCAGCGCATGAGGAATCCCAGAAGGGCTGGCGAGGTGCGTCAGCTCCGTGTGGGCGTTGAAGGATGCCGAGCACATCGGGTTGTCGCACACGAAAACATCGTTCCGTAGGAACTGGTGCGCGAGCTGGCTAGTGCGCTTGTAGAGCGCGGAGTGACAGAACGGGCAGAGGAACGTGGCCTTGCGGCGAGCGACAAGAGCAACCATTGGCTTAACGGCCGCGCGGGGTTGCGCGTGACTGTGCGGGCATTTGCGGGTTACGCTTCATGCCAAGTGCGACTGCTGCATCGTGAGCTTTGCCAGAACGGCCTGTGCTCCGATCCAACAGGAGATCTTTCACCGCATCGACACTAAGCCCGTTATCTCGGGCGAACTGGGTTGCAGTGATGCCTTGTTCCACCAGCCACTCGCGCGCTTGGTTGTGAGTGCGCAGCGAGGCTGGTTGTTCAGGGTTACGGCGATTCTTGTGAGTAGGCATGCGCGGGCCATCGCGTGGATTTGCGTGCAATCATGTGGACCAATTGGTCCACTGTCAAGACTAATTGGTCCACTTCAGGGAGGATGCGTGATGTTGATTGGTGAAAGGCTGCAACAGGAACGGCAGCGCCTAGGGCTGACACAGGCGGAGTTCGCAGAAGCGTGCGGATCAGGTAAACGCCAGCAAAGCCGATACGAGGCCGGCGAACAGGTGCCTGGTGGGGAATACCTCGCTGGCGCTGCGCAGCTCGGTGTTGACGTGTCGTATGTGCTTACAGGGAATGCCAGTGTTTCAACCGGTAACGTCAGTGCAGAAGATGCGCTCTTGCTCGCTGCATATCACCGTGCACCACCGGCAACGCGTTCGCTTGTGTTGGCTGCGCTTGGCGCTGGCACCCCAGCCCCCGCACCTCAACCTGCTGGGATCAAGATTTCTGGCGGCAAGCAGAATCAGGTGATTCAAGGCAACGTAAGGCAAGACGAAGCGGTGTTTAACGTCGGCGGAAGAAAGAAAAAGTAATGCGTTGCCGAAGCAATTCAAGATTGCTGTGCAACGGTCGATAGTTCCGGCCGTTGTAGCCAAGGAATTTTGAAGTGAAGGAAACGCAATATCAGGCCGAAAGCAACATCGGCCAAATCATTTATGGCGACGTTCACGCCACTAAGTTGGTGCTCAACATTGGTGGCCAGCCACTCGCACTCTACGAAATAGATACGCGCATTCTCGAAGGAAAGCGTACCGGTATCGAGGCTGCGATCAGATACCGTAAGCGCCTCATCTCTGTGCCCAGGTACATAACCATGGCGCTAATCATGCTGTTGTGGTGGATCATCCCGCAGATCGTGCAGCAGATGAAAGGCGAGCCCGAAGTTATCGCTACGGTGGCATTGGCCATGTACTTCGCCAGTGCTGTCGCTAGTTGGCAGATTGTGCAAATGCAGTTGGGCGTGCAGCAGCGCCGAAACCAGCTAACGGTGAAGCACTTGGAACGCGTGCTGGCACAGTTGGACGCCGAGTTAGATATGCGGCAACCAGCCGGCGCATTCACGATATGGGCCTTGGTCCGCAAGCTATTTGATGCACGCAAGGGTTGAGGAAGTCGCCATCTCGCTTGGGCTGAATCGTCATCCTGATGCTGACGTGCTTTCGCTTTCGGCTTAAGCTTTTTCCAGCTCCAGCGAGGTGGTGAAACCGCTACTCGGGTCTATCGAATGCGTTGCTTTCGCAACGAGCCAACCGGTGCCATCAATTTCATTCTTGAAACCGGAGACGGTCAGTGACTGTTCGGGAGAGATATCCGCTCGCCCAAGTGCGAGCGTATAGCTCATGGTCGCGGTTCCACGTTCCAATCGCTTGAACTCGGCACTGGCCTGCTGCGTGGCTTCCTGCTCTGTTGCATAGGTGGCCTGCAGCTTCTTTTCGTTTGCAGCCGTACCGACCAGGACGGCTTTGCGACGGGCTGCATTTCGGTCACCCCAGTACGCGCGCACACCTGTGTACTTTTCGCGGTCGGCGATGTTGTAGCGATGCTGGTCGCCCGACTCGCGGGTGATTTGCAGCACGGGCAGCTCTGCACCGCTCGCCGTCACGCCCGCACCGATTGGCGAAAAAATCAGCGTTCCAGCCTTGACTGTTGCAACCGCATCGAATCGTTTGCCAAGGCGCGTAAGCAGATTGATATCGCTCTCGTTGGCCTGATCCAGGTGCGGAACGGCCACACCTGCCAAGCCGGGGGCAATACTGATCTTCAGCGAATGCTCGCTGGCAATCGTGCCCAGGATCGCGCCGAGCGTGGTGTCGTGCCAGCTGCGTTCCTTGCGGCTGCGTACTGCGCCGGTCAGATCCGCGCTGCGTGCGCGGATCGTGACGATGTCCGGTGGCCCGCTGTGTTCGACGTCATCGACGATGAACGTGCCCTTGTTGAAAAGCCCACGGTCCTCCCAGCCAAGCGATACCTGCAATTCCACGCCGCGCCGTGGCAACGCCATACGGCCGTCATTGTCACGGATCACCAGATCCAGCTGATCGGCTTCATCGCCCCGGCATTCGCTCAGCGTCAGGGAGATAAGGCGCGGCGCGAAGCGGGCGGTTAGATCCTGGCCACCGAGCATGACGCGCCACGCGGGGATGGGATACGGGGCGGCCCTCATGCCGTCACCTCGGCGTTATTGTCTTCGTCGCGTTCCAACTGCAATTGGAACTCGATCAGGCGCGGCGTGCCGTCGCTGAACAGTTCTTTGCGCGTCTCGTTGAGGCTGACCAACACATACCCGCCATAGACGCGGCCTGTGCCTTCTACCAGCGCCTGCGGCTTTCCCCCGTTGGCCAGTTCGCGCAGGTCATCGAGCACGTCCAGGTTATCGGTCAGCTCGACGCTGATCACGCCCTGCAGGGTGATGGTGTCCTCGCCCGGCCCGACGTACTGGCGGGCCGGCCGAGCGCCCACACGGGCGCTGCTGGCGTGACGCCAATCCATCTGCCGCTGCATCTGGTCATAGGCGGCAGTAGACAGGGCAAATACGAAAGTTCCGAAGCTCATCATCATGGGGCTGTACTCAATCGGAGAGGCGCGAAGCCCGGCGCGATGCGCGCTCGCGCTCGATGGCCTCGATCTGGCGGCGGACTTCCTGCCCAATGTCCTGTGCGCTGGCACCGGCCGGGGCGTGAATGTGGATCTCATACGTTGCGGGCGCTGTGTGGCCCGCTGCGGCCTGCGCAGCGCCTGCGGCCGTCAGTGGCGCACCTGCGGCCATCACGGGCGCTGTGGCGGCCGTCAGGGCGATTCCTGCACCGGCCTGTTTCATCCGCTCGCCCAGGCTCTTGACCCGCTGCAGCGGATCGCTGGCGCTGCGGTCCAAGCCACCGGCCAGGCCCTGCATTGTGTAATCGCCGAACTGCGCGAACACGCGGGAAGGGCTGTGGATACCCAGCATGCCTTTGAACTGGCTGATGATGCCGCCGGCAAGCGAGGAAATGACCTCGCGGACCTTGGAGCCGGAGCCCACGATGCCGTTGATCAGCCCGGTGACCATATCCATACCGGCTTGCCACATTCTGGCTGGCCAGCCGAGCAGCAGCTGGTTGATGCCTTCCCACATGCCGAGCAGGCCGGACTTGATGCGGTCGCCGTTGAGGGTGAACACCCCCACGATCAGATCCCACGCGCCCTGCAGGTAGGACCACGCGCCGCCCATGGTGTTCTGGATGATTGGCAGGATGATCTTGAAGGCGGCCATCAGCAGCTCGATGGCGGCCACGGCCAGGCGCAGGTTGACGCTCATCACCTGGCCAAGCATCTGGCCGAAGCCCTTGCCGGCATCGCTCGCCCCCTGCAGCTGCTCGCTGGTTGCTTCAAACGGGGCGAACAGCTTCTTTACCCACTCCCACGCCGTGCCCATGGCATCCGATACCGCATCCCACACCGGGGCGAGCGGTTCAAGCGCAGTGGTCAGCTGATCGAAGATCGGGCTGAGAACGCTGATGATGCCTTCCCACATGCCGACCATGAAGGCCTTGATCGGCCCCCAGTATTTCCAGATCAGCACGGCCACAACGGCGATGGCGGCACCGATGGCCAGCACCGGGGCGCTGATGCCGCCGATCAACGGCAGCAGCATGCGGCCGACGTTGAGCAGCATTGGGAATGCGCGACCGCCCAGCGCCAAGGCCTGCCGCACCAGGGCGGTGAAGCCGTTGCCGCCGCTCAGCAGCATTACCGCCTTGTGGATCTGCGTCAGGGCCATGGCACCAATGCCGCCGGCCACCAGCAGGCCGCCCAGCACGGTTACCAACGCGGTGCCGGCCACGGTGACCTTTGCGATTGCCGCCACCAGCGCGGGGTTGTTGCGGATCCATTCGGTGATCTTCCCAACAACCTGGGCTGTGCGCTCTACCAGCGCCTTGAAGTCGGGCAGCAAGGTTTGGCCGATGGACTGCGCCACGACCAGACCGCTGTTCTTCAGCAACTGCAGTGCGTTCTCGGACGTGGCCACGCGTGCGGCGTACTCGGCGTTCATCGAGCCGCTGTATTTCTGCGCGTCGGTGACCTTGTCGAAGTTGGTCTTCAGCAACTCCAGGTTGGTCAGCAGCGGTGCGATGGCACCGATGGACTCGCGGCCAAACAGCTGGGACATCGTCGCTAGCTGGTCTTGTTCGGGCAGCTGCTGCAGCTTTTCCAACACGGACAGGATCGCGCCGCCGGCATCGTCCTGCATCGCCTTGGCCATGGTGCCAGCCTGCAGCCCCAGCTTTTCGAAGGCGGCGGTCTGGCTTTTGGTTGCCGCCCCGCCAGCGGCAAGCGTCAGCAGCATGTTCTTGATGCCGGTGGCCGAGACTTCCGATTCGATGCCCATGCCGGCCACCGTTGCACCAAGCGCCGCGATGGGGCCGCTGCCAAGGCCGGCGACCTCGCCCAGGGCACCGATGCGGTTCACCACCTCGCTGATCTTGCGGACGTTGGCCGGGCCGGTATTGCCCAGGTAGTTGATCTTGTCGGCCAGTACGACTACTTCGGCCTGTCCCATGCGGAACGCTGTGCGCCACGTGGCCATGGTCTGGCCCGCTTCCTCGGCGGTGCTGTCGAAAGCAACACCCATTTTCGCGGCGTCCTGGGCGAAGGCCAACAGCTCTTTGCGCGGAATTGAGGCCTGTCCGGCGGCGGCGACGATCTTGGCGATCTCTTCCGGAAGCATCGGCAGGCGTAGCGACAGATCCTCAACGTCGCGGCCCATCTGCGCGAACTGCGCCGGCGTGTCGAAATCCACGACCTTTTTCACGTCGGCCATTGCCGATTCGAAGGTCATGGCCTGCTTGATCGGGAACATTTCGACGCGCAGCGCGCCGAGGCCTGCGAAGGCCATACCGGCACCGTGCGCGGCAGCGTTCATGCCGGCGGCGTGAATGCGACGGCTGCGCTCCATTGCCTGGTTGAGCGCGGCAAGGCGACGGCGCTGGTTTTCGATCTGCTCGTTTGTGGTGCGGATCTCACCGCGCAAGCGGCGTTCATGGCCGCTCAGGTCGCGCGTGCTGACACCTGCGGCTTCAAGCCGTGTACGCAACCGCTGCAGATCAACCTGTTGTTGCTGGTGCTGTGTGCGCAACTGGCCCGCCGCCAAGCGAGCCTGCCGGAAATCGTTTGTCAGTCGCCGTGAAGGCTGGGAGGTGGCGGCCATTTGCGCCGCCAGCTGGCGCACCCGCTCCTGTGCCTGTTGCTGGGCAGCGGCGGTGGCGCGCATAGCCTGCTGCTGTGCGCGGAATGCGCTCACGTCGCGTTGCGCCGCGTTGAGCCGGCGCAAGGTGGCCTGTTGGGCGGTCAGGGCGGCAGACAGTCCGCGACTGCCTGACATGATGCGGCGGAAAGGGGCGGTGGCCTGGTCGAGCGCCTGCAGGATGACCTGCAGACGGAGATTGCCGCCGCTCACGCGACGGCCTTGGGTGCATCAGTCAGCGGGCGGACGAATCCGTGCCCGGCGGCATTAAAGCGCTGACAAACCGCGCCGATGCGCTGATGGCCCACACCAAGCCGACAAACAGAGTTGCCAGCAGTGCCAGGACGAACAATAGGACGATGAACGTTGTCATGGACGGACTGTATCACTGCTTGGCTCCACTTCTTGCACGGGCACATTCGTGCCACTCGACCAACTCAGATAGAGACATGGCCGACATTTCGGTCAGGGAGAACCCCAAGACGACCGCAATGTCGGCCATTACCTCGTTTACGCAGGCAGGGATTCCCGCGTCGCCTTGCTCAGAAAAAAACCCAGCAGCTCGGTGCTGATCGACACAATGTCGGCCGGGTCCAGCTTGGACACGTCGTGCGGGGTAAGCGTCGGGGTGGTGATGCGCGGCAGCAGGGTGGACACCGAGGTCACATCCATCTGCAGCAGTTCCATCAGCTTGATGCCGCGCAGGCTGCCTGCATCCGGCTTGCGCAGGGTAACGCCGTCAATGACCTGGTCCCCGCGCTTGATCGGGTGTTCCAGCGGGACGTAGCCGGGCAGGATCTTGGTGGTGGCTTCATCGCCGATGATGACGACTTCTGCGTCGGTGGCTTTCTTATTCATGATGCGTCTCTCTCAGGGATAGGTCCGGCCGGGTTGCGGCCGGGTGTTGGATCAGTAGCCGATGGCGCGGCGGTGGGCCTGCATCAGATCGACGCCATCCACGATGAACACCAGGCCGACATAGTCGATCTCAATCTCGGTGCGTCCGTTGATGGTCAGCTTGTAGTAGCTGGCCGAGGTCTTGACGCTGAACTCGGTGTCATCGCTGACCTTGCCGGTACCGGGGTCGATCTCACTGTGGCGGCCACGAATGACGATCTCCACGGCATCGACATCACCGGTGTCTTCGCGCTGGTAGGAGGCGGCAAAGCGCAGCTGCACAGCGTCGTGACGGATGGCACCGAACTGGCGCAGCACCGAGCGCATCAGGCCGCCGCACTTCCATTCGGCTTCGATCAGCTCGCCACCCAGATCCACGTTGATCGGGCCGCCCATGCCGCCCGCGCGGTATTCCTCCATTTTGCGGCTGAGCGTGGGCAGCTTGAACTCGGTGACCTGGCCGATGTAGCTCTCGCCATCGTTGAACAGATTCAGATTTTTGAGCTTGCTTGGCAGGGACATACGAAAGGTTCCTCGGTGCGGCGTTAGCCGTTGATGCGGGTCGGGAAGTCAGCGAAGTACTGATCAGTGATGCGCTGGTTAAGCGTGAGGTTTTCCAGCGGCGGCACCGGGGTGTAGTCGTAGTCGATGACCAGCCTGCCGTCGCTCAGTTGCGATGCCTCGTTGGCGGCCGGGTCATACCAGGCCTTTGCGCCGATCAGATAGCCAGCGGTCACCAGCTGGCGGAACTTGGCGTTGATGCTCTCGATCAGATCGCGCACCAGCGAGGGGTGAAGCGGCTTGTCCACGTAAACCATCTGGGCTTCGGCGATGGTGTCGGCCAGGATCTGCGCAGCGCGGGTGGCAGTTTCGAAGGCGAACAACGGATCATCGCTGCAGGTGCGCGAGCCCCAGAACTTGTAGCCCTTGGAGTTGATCAGCGTGGTGATGTCGGCCGCGTTGAGCACGCCGGCATCCGTTGCCGGATCCTGCAGATCCCAGTGCACGTCACGGCTGATGCCGGTGACGCCAGCGACGGCCACGTTGGAGATCGACTTATGCCAGCCCTGTTCCTGATCAATCATGGCGCGCAGGCCGAGGGCGCGTGCGGTGGCGAAGGCCATGCCGGTGCTGGCATCGGCTGAGTTGAAGGCGACGAAGTCGGGATAGATCAGCATCAGCTCACGCTGGCTGAACTGCTCGCGGTAGGCGACGGCTTCGGTCACCGATGCGCTGGCAGCGCAGCTGACGTAAGCCATGGCGCGCAGCTTCTTGGCAACGATGGCCAGGGCAGCGGAAACCGGCTGCGTATCCAGACCCGGTGCACCAAGGATGCGCGGACGCACGCCAACCTGTGCCTCGGCCACCAACAGGGCCTGCATGCCCGTGTAAGTTGCGCCGTCCTTCTTGCCGACGACGTTGGCAGTGGTGGCGCTGTCGTCTTCGCCAGCTGCCACGCGCACCACAACGGTGATTGCGTTGGCCTGATCGGCGATGGCCTGCAGGGTCGGGCGCAGGGTGCCCTCGGTGCCCGCTTTGCTGATCGCGGCCAGGACATCGGTAATCAGGGCGGGGCGGTTGAGCGGGAACAGCGTGGCATCAGCGTCGGTGCCGGTGCAGACGATGCCGATCACTGCGGTGGAAACGGTGCGGATGGGACGGGTGCCGCCGTTGATTTCAACGATGCGCACGCCGTGGTGGTAATCAGCTGCCATGGGTGACTCCTACGGTTATGAGGGGCGGAAGCTAAGGGGGATGGAAAGGCGCGCGGCAGTTGACGTACCGGCGGCGTTGTTGCGTTGACCAACCACGTCCAGCACGAACTGGCCCGGCTCCGTGCCGCGTGTGATCTCCACTTGGCGCAGGCTGATGCGCGGTTCCCAGCGCATTAGCGCGGTGGCCACAGCCCCATACAGGCGTAGGCGCGTGGTGCTGTTGAACGGTTGGTCGATCAGCTCGGGCAGCAACGATCCGTAATCACGGCGCTGGATCCGCGAACCAAGCGGGGTGGTGAGGATGTCCGCGATGGACTGTTTCAGGTGAGCGCTGTCATCAATCGCCGTGCCAGTGCTGGCATTCATTCCGATCATGCGGGCGGCCCCGACTTGCCACTGCCTGGCTGCACGTTGGTTGTCACGTGGTTCTTCAGGCTGACCCCGCCGCCGACCACGTCTTCGGAAACGTCGGCCTTGCCCGTGACAGCGACGTTGCCCGTGATGGTGGTGTCGCCAGTGATCGTTACTGGGCCATTGATGCTCACGCCGCCGTCTGCGGTGATGGCAACTGTGCCGCCTGCAGGCAGGACGGCAGCAAGCGCGTGGGCTGCACTGTCGTAGCTGATCACCGCACCGTCGGCGAAGCGCATCAGCGTTACGTCGACACTCTCAGGCGGGGCCTTGAACGCTTCGGAATAGAGGCCACGCAGGGCAACAGCGTTGGCAAGGTCGCCATCGCCGCATAGCACCAGAACCTGCTCGCCAATACCGGGCGGTGCCCAGATGATCAGCGCGCCTGCAGCGGCTGCCAGCCACGGAATGAAATTTGTGTGCACCTCGCCGGTACGCACGCGGCAAAGCGCGCGGGCGTGATCAACTTCTGTGACCACGCCGTCGCGCAGCAGATTGTTGATGCGCTGGGGCAAGGTTCTATCCATGCCTCAATGCTGCTTTCAATCCCTCGCGCGATCACGCGGCCCGCGCTGTAATAGCACCTTTTACGGGGCACGACCGCGCAAGGGCTGGTCCGACAGCATTGTTTACAGCCAGCCGCTAATAGCTACGCGAGCGCCGATGGAAGATACCGTCACGCGGCCATCATTTCGCCTCAGATGGCAGTTCAGTCCGACTGAATCCTCACGATACTCCGCAGAAGCGGCATTGATGGTGGCCCGCAGAGTTATGCCTTTGCCTGTCCCGATTGGCGCGAATGCGGGTGCTGAATTATTTACCGTCCCTTGTGACGTCGCACCGCTGCTAAACATCAGCTCGTAGGCTGCTGCCGAGTCGCCGGGCGGCAGCCATATTCCGCTTTCACCTACGCGGCTGTAGCCATTGCTGCCGCTAGCCGTTTCCGTGATCGAATATGTACCGCTCCCGTATATGTTCAGGCCGACAGTTACGGCTATATCCCCCGTCTGGCCAGTCAGCGCCTGATTCGTTGCTGCAAATGCTTTGCCATGGAATGGAAGCGTGTAACGCGCGGTGCCCTTCGCTGCCCACAGCGTAGCGACATCAACGTCGTTGACTCGAAATCCGGTGTCCGGCCCTTTGCTGCCGAAACTGATATGCGCATAACGCTGGCTCAGATCGACGCCACCGACACGCAGACCCGTGTCGATGGACTTGGGGCCCTCGACGTAGAAGTCGAATCGATCATCGAACTCAATACCTACGCTTCGGTAGCCGCTTGGCATTTCAGCGGCCCTCTTGCAGCGCAGCTACTTGCAAGCACAGCGAATCCACCAGTTCGGCGAGCTGAGCGATAGCCCGGTATGCTGGCGGCAGAACCTGATCCAGCTTCATGGACGCCACGCGCTCTCCCTCAAACTCCGCGCCTTCGAGGTCTACAGCTTCTGGCATAACCTCGGCGAACTGCTCAGCGTCGAAGAACAGGCGGGTTCGGCCGTCGTCGTTGTAACCAGGTTTGTACCTCCCGATCAGTGTTGCGATGCGCCGGACTTCCGCAAGGCCATAGGGCATCGCGCCGTCGATGTCCTTCAGCTTGCGCGATGAACCGAAATCGAAGCCACCCGCAGCGGTGACAGCGCCGCCGGGTGACACAGAGAGCTTGTCGCCGCTGCCGGCGAGGTTCAACCGTGCAGAGCCTTCCAGCGAGTACCAAGCCCAGTCATTGCCGCCGCTACGGTCGGCAAACAGGAGTGCAGCAATCGGGCCGTACGCACGGACATCCGGGGCATGGATGCGGCTGTTGAAGCTGTGATCAAGCCCGTTGTAGTCAATCGGAATGGAATAGGCACCCGTGGTGTAGTTGTACGCGAACAGCTGTGCACGGCCGGTCTGGCTGCTCATATCCAAACCAGCAGCACGGCCGCCCGGGAACGGCGCGGAAATCGCGCCTTCCTGCACGATGCTGCGGCCGGTGACAAACGCTTGACCCGTGGTCTTCAGGCGTCCGTCGATGGTCAGGTCACCGGTGAGCGTGGATCCCCCTGCAGTTGCGCCAACGTCAAGGCGCACAGTGCTGTTGCGGGCATAGATTCCTAGGGATCCGCCGCTGTTGCGGTTGACCATCACGCCATGTCGGTCGGCGTTGTTGTTGATACCGGCAACGAGTTCGACGTTTGCAACATCCTTGTTTTCGTCAAATAGTTTGACGCGAGCATTGCTGCCGACAAAATCCAGCGTGCCGGTCAGGCTGTCACCGGCCTTGTTCACCTTCGATGCCGGATTGAAGTTGCCGCCATGCCAGATGCCTTGACCGTTCCACGTAATCGCCGCAGTGGCCACGACAAGTTCGCCGGTGGTTGATGACGCGCCGTCTGGGCGCAGCATGCACACGCCGCCCGCCGCGACTGGATTCAAGACCGCATAGGTCTGCCCGCCGTAGAAGTGGTTAGAGCGTGAGGTGACCCTCGATGCCGAGACTTCGCCAACGAACGATGCCCCCGAAAGATTCGCTTTCGCATTGAGCGCATCGACCAGGCCATCGACCTGGCCAATGATATGGGTGTGCGCTGTCGGGTTCCAACTTGTCGGCAGGTTGGTGCTATTGCGGAAGTCCAGGTAGTAGCTACCGTGCTCGCCGTCGAGAAAATCGGCGTTCAACCCGTTGTTGTGTCCCTCATCACGAAGGCCGGCAGACTTTATACCGAGGGTTGTCCGGAAGATGGCAGCCGTCGCAGCACCCAGAAGCGTCTTGACGAAAGCGCTGGGGGCATCCGCGCCGAACCGCGCGTTGATGTGCCGGAACAAACCACGCGGCGTAAGGGCAGTGGTTTGGTCGCTTCCTCCGTCGGCCTCCTGATCGGTTGACAGGCGCACGACGCCAACCTGTGTGGTAGTGGCCGGTGGGTTGATGAAATCAACGTCTCCCACCTCAATGCTCGTTGCCGTGATCTTGCTGAAACGAATGTCCGTGGCCAGCAGCAACGTTGCGGCGGCGGCTTTTTCCATGATGGCGGTGGCTTGGGAGTAGACCGCGAAAAGCGTCCCATCCAACAGATACAGACCGAAGCCGCGCATGGTGTACGTATCCGGGCCATCGTCACGGATGTTCAGATGCAAGGTGTCGGCGGCCACGGCCTTGCCGCCGAAGGTGGTCAGACGCTTGTGCTCGCCGGGCAGGGCAACGCCCACGGTGTTTACGTCGAAGTGCGTCGCGGTCAGGCCAATGTGGGTGATCTTCACCACCTTGGTGCCGGTGTGCTCATCGTTGACGAGGGCGGCAAATCCTGCCGGTGTAATGGTGATTTGTGGCACGGGCATATGGGTTTCCTACGGCTCGTTTGTCGCCAACTGCAGGCGGCAGGCGGTGAATACGCGGGCGACACCGAGGACGCCAATGGCGCTTTCGGCGTTGACGCCTTGGGTGAAGGTGAAGTGGGAGCGCACAGGCTTTGTGCGCTCTACAGCGGCCATGACCTGGTCGATGAACGCAGCTGTGGCTTCTTGCCCGCCTTGGCCGGTGAGCGTGAGCAGCAGCTCGAAGGTGTGCGGCGGGCCGGGCGGATCCATCTCCCACCACTCCCGCAGCTGGACCTGGCCACCGAAGCTGGCCACCACGTCGGCGATGCTCTGGGCGGTGCCCTTATGGCGCTGGATCTGGAAGGAACTGGCGATGCGGGCGCGCTGGATGTGCTCGGGCCAATCCGAGCTCCAGGTATCGACCGAGACAGTCCACGCAAGGAACGGCAGGAAGTCGGCAGGACAAGTCCACGGGTTCAGCAACAAGTGGTGAACCATGGGAATGCCCTGCAGCTGGGCATCAGCCGCTTCGACAGCGCGTTCCAGCGCGGTCGAGTTCGGCGGCAGCAGGGAGCGATGTTCAGTCATTGCTGCCTGCGTGCTCGATCACCACGCCCGTGCAGAACGCCGCTGATTGCGCGTTGAGGACGATGTCGGCCATGGGGCTATCCAACTGCACCCGCTGGACGCCCTCGACGTGCAGCGCTGCATACAGTGCCGACAGGGGCACGTCCCGGCCCAGACGCTGGGACTGGCTCAGGAACAGGCGCATGCGTCGGTTGGCCTCTGCCAGCACCAGGCCGCTATCGGGTCCATCGAAGGTGGTCAGCTTGGCGCGCACCCCGTACAGATGGACAAGCGCGCCCGTCACGGTCACGTGATCGGTCAGCGGGCGAACGTTGCCGTTCAACAGTGCCGCGCGCACCTGCTCGATGAGCTGCGCGCTCGGTGTCCCGTCGCCCTGACGCGAAAGCACGGTCACTACGACTTCACCCGGCGAGGGGCTGGCCACGCTCGCATCGAGGACGTCAACGTGCGCATTGAGCGTATGGAAGATATAGGCACCTTCCGGACCCGCTACGGAAAGCCCTTCAGGAGCCAGCTGGATCCGCCGCCTGAAATCTGCGTCCTCCTCGTACACGGCTGCACTGCCGGTGGCCGGATCGGCTGGGGTGATTAGCTTGCGCGAGACACCATAGGGCAACGCAAGGTTGTCCAGGTCGGCACGCTGGGCGTAGGGCAGCAGCAGCCCCTTTGCGCGCTGGTTGAACTGCTCGCGCAGCAGCACCTCGCGGTACGCGCTGGCCTGCAGGAGCTTCATCACAGGATCCGACTCGACCGTCGCATCGTAGTCAGGGAACAGGCGGCGGAACTCGGCCAGGCGCTCGGCGAAGATCGCTTCGAACGTGCGCTGTTCGAACACGTCCGGCGCAGGCAGCTTATCGACTTCGATTGCGGTAAATGTGGACACGGGTGCGCCTGCTCGGTGAATACCTACAGGCTCGCATCGCGCGCGCGTGCTCTACAGAAACCCGGTCTGTAGCTGGTGCTGTTACAGGCCCGCGCTGCTGATGTGGTCGATGATCATCTCGCGCACCATCTGCTCATCGCCCGTGGTGAATCCCAGCAGCTCGCGCCGTGGATAGGTCACGCGCGCACCGCCACGGCTGACGGTATCGGCACGGCCCTCTTGGTGAACCTGGGCGATACGGGAAACCCGGCCCATGAAACCCACGCTGACATCGTTGGGCGTGGCACGGATGCGCATGTGCTTGGCTTGGCGGATCTTGGCGAACATGGCGCGCCGCTTGATGCGGCCAGCCTTGGCGCGGCGCTCGGTGAGCGGCTTGCGCGGGACGTAAGGCGAACCGTCCGGGTTCTTCTGCCCTGCGATGCGCTTTTGCTGGTTGCGGCGAAGTGCGGTGCCGATGGCACGGCTCAGGCGAGTGCGTTGGGCTGGCTGCAGCTGCCGCAGCAGCGGCCCGGCCCAATCTTCAAGGCGCTGCAGATCCTCAGTCATTGGCTATCGCTGGCAGCGTCACCAGTGCGGTGCCGTCTACAGTGACCGGGCCACCGGCAAGGATGGCGGCGTGGCCGTCGTCGAACGACGGTTCGTCCTTGAACTGCAGATCAAACCCGCCATCAGCGGTCGGGGCAATGATCACGCGCTCACTCAGCGATAGCTTTAGTGCCAGGTCCACCAGGTCGCCAGCCAGAACGTCCACCTCGAATGCGATCTGACCGCGATTGGCAGGGTTGGCCAGCAGCTCGGGCTGGTTGCGCACCAGCCACTGCAGGAGGGGAACCATTACCTGCTCAGGCCCGCCAGCAAAGTCGGTGACCACCAGTTCCAGCTGATACTGGTATTGATAAGACAGGTGGGGCGCGTAGGTGGCTGCAATGTGGCCGTTTTCCACAAAGATCAGCAACCGGTCGGGGTTGTGCTCCAGGGCCGGAATGGCGGCCAACAGGTGCGCGCGCAGCGAAGATGGCTTCTTCACTGCACTGGCTCCTGCACGGCGCGCAGCGTGGTCAGTAGCTCATTGATGTACGCCTGCAGGGCGACTATCTGCTCGGCGTTGGCGTGACAGGCGGTGTAGTTGCTGGCGACGGTGTCGGCGACGGTAGAGAGCGCAACGCCTGCGGCGGGCGCATCAGGATCTCCGGCGGGTCTGACCAGGTCGGTGCCTTGGGCGGCGGCGTCGTGGATGCGCACGAAGCCAACAGGAACAGGACAGGCAGCATCAGCTTGCGCAGTGACATAGACGGGCACCTCTTTGGTGATGGTCGCGCCGCGTTCGCGCACGATCTGCACGCGGTCCACGTATTCGGTGACGACCTTGGTTTCGGATTTGGCCAGCTTCAGCGCCTGATAGGCGTATCGCAATGCCGCGTTGGACTCTTTGATGGCCTTATCAGCTTCTTCGACAGCCGCCCTTGCGCGGCTGATCCGCTGCTGCTGGCAGGTGGCCAGGCCTGCAGTCAGCAGCAGGAGGACAAGCAGGGCGATAGCGCGATTCATGATTGGGCCACCCCCAGCAATTGCAACGCGCGGTTGGTGCGCGCGATGCGGTCAGCCATGCCGTTGGGGGTAGCGCGTGCCTTGGCGTTGCCCAGGTTGACCACCCGGCTGACGGCCAGCACGTCGCGGCGGTCGGCATGGGCATTGAGCCCTTCATCCATCCAGAACGCCGCCGCAGCCATCGCGCCGTTCTCCGGCTCGATCAGCAGCGCCGGTTGTTGTTCGAAGGGCTGGCCCACAAGCTGACCCATGCGACGGTAGTTGCCTCGGCCGGTGTGCTGCATCGGGCCACGTCCACGGAACAGGTAGCCGTCGCCGCTGGCCTCTGAGCCGTTGCCGTTGCGGTTGGCATAGACGCGGTTGCCGAGCCTTGAAGGGTTCCCAACGAAGTCCATGGCCTCGGTGGCGGCAATGCGGTGGCCGAAAACTTCCAGCAGGCGCGAACGGCTGTAACTCAGGGATTCTTCCACGCGCGACAGGCTAAGGCTTTCATGCCCAAGCTGCGCGAGGAAGTAGGCCGCGCGGACCTTGGTGGTGATTCCGAAGCGGCGCATGGCAGCGTTGATTGGCTCCACCCAGCGCTGGGCGCGCTGCGCAGGGCACTGCATGATCTGGGCAAGCTGGGCGGTAGTAAGCATGATCAATCCACTCGAAGAAGGCGCGCGACATTTCCACGGGCGCGGTAGGTGACAAAGAGCAGCACCAGCAGCACACCGAGTTGCCAGACGCTGACGGTGGTGTGCGAGCCAAGCAGCAGGATCTGCAGGGCTTGCCCACCTGTGCTGACGATCAGCAGCCAGGCGCAACAGGCCACGCCCGGGCGATGGCTGGCATGTTCCCCAGCGGTGTAGGTCAGCAGGCGAAGGCAGATGGCAAGGCTGGCCAGAAAGACAGCGGGGAGCAGGATGCTATTCATTGCGATCACCTCGGCGCAGGCGGGACAGTGCGAAGGCTGCGCTGCCCTCGATCAGCGCCAGGGTGATCGTGATGACACACGCGGCACTGAGGAATGCAGCAAGCCCGGAGGATTCCAGCGCCAGTTTACGCATCACCTCTGAACCGCCCAGATAGCCTCCCACGACGCTGATGGCCAGGTAGACCAGGCGCTTCCACAACGGCAGATCCTTTGCCGATACGACAAACAGCGTGGCACCGGCGAATGCGCCAATAAGGGCATCGCCATCAATGCCGGGTAGCAGCGAGGCAAGGCCGACGCTGGTTGCCAACGCGATCAGGCCGCCGGTTGAGGTTGGTTCGGTCATCGTTAGTCCCAAAGCTTGATTTGCGGGCGTTCAACGGCCCCGGTGATAACTGCAGGTTGGTCGGGTAGTTCCACTTCTGTGCCCATCGGTAGAATCGGGCCATGCAAGCTGATGCCGTAGTTCAGGGCTAGAACCTGCTCAACGACACCTGCGGACTTGCCCAGGTGCCGATGGCAAAGGGCGTCGATGGTGTCGCCCTGCAGTGCTCGCACCCGCATCAGATCAGTTCCGCAGTAACGCGGCGGGTGCCGGTGAGATCGCTGATTGCGTTGCGCTGATCCCTACGCAATTCATCAATGGTGGGAGTCAGATCATCCGCACGCTGGTTGCCTTGCGCGGTTGCATCGTAGGAGCGGAAACGTTCGTGCAGCTCAACGGCGCTCGCGCAATGGATAGCCCGCAGATACAGCTGGTTGAGGCGAGATTGCCCGTCAATGATCGGTGTAGGAACTTCCGCCATGGCGGCGTAGCCCTTTGCCCGTTGCGCGTCAGCCCAGCGGGACAGTTCATCGTTGACCGCGATGACGGCGGCTACAACGGCGGCACGCAGCCTCTCTGGCGTGACATCACCAGTGATGCGAATGGCCGCGCGCAGGGTGGTCATCTTCACTGCGGGCCAGAAGTCACCCGAGGTGATATCGGGTTCAAGCTTAGCCGGCGAAGCGTTGGCAACAAGGCTACTCATGATCTGCTCGATAAAGTCGCCGGTGGTCGGGGCTTCACCAAAGGGGAGAGAGGACCTTTGGATCCACCCCGAGCCGGCGGGGTCGCGGGGACGCTCGGGTAACGGCTCAGTCGCTGGACTGGCTGGCCGTGTATTTCTTGAGCTGGCTCTCGGCCTTGCTCAGATCGGTCTTACCACCGCAGCCGTCATGCAGCTGGATGGCGCGCCGCAGGGTTTCTACGGCGAGGGTGGTCAGCTCAACCGCGTTGTGGGACGGCTTACCTGCGGCAGCTTCTTCGGCCTTTGCCAAGTCGCGCATGATCCAGCGAGCACGTGACAGCAGCAGCTTTGCGCGCACCTGATCAGGCATGTCCTGGTCATTGGTCAGGACGCAGGCCTGTTCCAAGATCGCTGCGTCGAACTCAGCACCGCTGCGCAGCGCGTTGAGGGCCGCGTCTGCAACTTCCTCGGCAACCACGGTCCCGGTGGTGCGTTCGAAGCGATCCGGCATAGGCAGGTTGTGGCGCAGCACGTACTCGGCCAAGCGCATGGCTTCGACGTAGTTGCCGGCGTCGATGTGCCAGAGCATTGCCGTGGTGACTACTTCGTCAGCCGCGCCGATGCCTTCGGTCAGGACGCCTTCCAAGTACGGAGCGTAAGCCGGCAACAGTTCGGCCTTGAGCAGGCACTTGGCCTCGGTGGACTGGATGTTCTTCAGGCGGGCGCGGTCGCTGGCCAGCTGCAGCAGCATCTGCTCGTAGATGCCGGTGCCGGGCATCAGCTGATTGCCGGCGACCTTGCTGGCGGCCTTGGCCGCCAGCTTGCGCTGCAGGTGACGCTTGGCGGGGCTATCGGCCATGGCTTTAGTCCTCGACCTCGATATTCTCGATCAAGCAGCCCATGCCGTAGTCCTCCACGACATAAGCATCGTTGGACGATTCGAAATTCGCCACCCGGTTCTTCTGCGGTTGCTCCTGAATGAAGCGACGGCGGCCGCCGATCTGCCAGTACAACGAAAGGTTGCTCAGGCTGGTGATCAGCATCGCGTTATCCGGCATGAACGGAACGTCGGCCGGGGCCAAGCCGCCGATGCGTTTGGTGCCCAAGATCAGATCAGCGGCGAGCTGTTCGGTCGGTGCGTTCTTCTGATTGATGATCGGGAAATACTTGTCATGGATCAGGCCACGTCCGAGGATCACCACCAGGCCCGGATCCTTCGCGTGCCACGGCTCGATCAGGCTGGAAACTGCATCCATGACCAATGCGTCCATGTTGACGTAGTCCGCATCCGCTGCACCGCCAATCTTGACCTTGCCGGCAGTCTTCCCACTATCCATCACGCGATGGTCGGCGTTATCACGGTACTGCTGCAGCCAACCCTTGTTGACGTCCTGCAGCAGCGGGTTGGTGGCCCGGTTGCTGGTGGTGGCCACGCTGGTGCCGTTGAACCCGATCATGATCCGGTCCAGCGCCTGACGGGCAATGATGGCGTCACGAATCAATGTCTGGAAGTTCTTGTGGCGCGCCCATGCGTCGATCTTGCTGTAGCCCAACGCGGTATCGAAGTCGGTCTGATAGCAGCGGTACTCATTGCTGTCCATCGTGGTGGGATCGCTCGGCTGGCGCTCGGCGGAGCCGCTGGTGTCGGTGCGTCCGGCGATGGTGCTGCCGATGCCGATGCCGACCTTCTGGCCCTGCATGTCGTTGACCGGAACCATGTTGATGGCGCGCAGGAATGCACTGGATTCCTGCATCTTGCCTTCCAGCGTTTGCTGCACTTCCGGCGAGACAGTGAAGACCTTGGACGGGTCGGTAACGCCGTTGAGCTGTGCCAGGCGGTTGGTGTACTGATCGAACAGCGGGCGGGTTTCGGTACGCATCAGATGCTCCTGAATCTTTGAATGAGGGTGTTGAGCTGCGATCAGCAGTCGGTGGCGTCGTCGCCCACAGCACCGGTGACCACCGGGCGCTTGGTGAAGTTCTGTGGGGTGTTGGCGAGCGTGGTGGTGATGCTCGCCAGCTGCGTGGCGAACTGCTGCTGTCGCTGGTTGGACAGCTCCTGCTCGCGCTTCAACGACACGATTTCATCGTTCTGGCTGTCCACGGTTTCGACCAGTCCCGCGCAGAAGGCGGCAAGGGCGGCCGCGTCCTTCACTTCGGGGTCGGGTTCCGGCTCGGGCTGCGGCTTGATGCCCAGCGCTGACAGAAGGCTGCCCAGCTTCGAAGCACGCGGTGCCGGTGCATCGACTTCTTCGAACTCGATGGCGGTTTCGTCGGCAGCGGTAAACAGGTTTTCCGGTGCTTGCTTGCGGTCAGCGAGCGGATTCTTGTCCGGGTGCTGCGCGGCGAAGGCCAGCATTTCCGTGCCCAGGCTTGCCGGCGTGTCGGTGACGGCAAGGCCGAACAGATATGCGCGCCCGGAGTCGGCGAACTTCGGGGCAATCTCAATGCTGGTGAATACCTTCTGCTTGCGAACGTTGACCAGGTTCACCAGAGCATCGGTCGGCTCGATCTGTGCGAACAGGGCGAGTTTGCTGGCGCCGTTGATCTCTACTTCCTGTGTCTTGACGGCAAGCACGTCGCCATATGCACCGAACACACTATCCGGGTGGGTAGCGCGGATGTGATCAATCCAGATGCGCGCACCGTAGACCTTGGGATTGTAGGTCTCGCCCATGTCCACGATGTCCTGGCGCTCGATGTTGCGGCCATCGCAGGTGGCACCTTCGACAGCCACGCGGAAGAACTTGGAACGGAATTTCTTTGCTTTCTTGGCTGCCATCTTGCCCTCTGCATGTGTCCAGTAGCATCGGAATTGATGCGATGACCCATGGTCGGATGAGAGCTAACCACCAGCAATGACGCCAACCTGTAATCCATTGGATTACAAGGGTTTTAAGTGTCTCTCGCGCGAGGCGACCGGCAATCTAGCTGCAGTGAATATCGTTGCTGACCAACTGCAGATGGAACCCCGCCGGCAGGCCATGTTCCTGTACTGGATGGGCTGGCGTGTGTGCGAGATCGCCGAAGCCATCGGCGAGAAAGAGCGCACCGTACACAGCTGGAAGTCCCGCGACGAATGGGACCGGGCAGACAACGTTGCACGAATCGGCGGCGCGTTGGAAGCCCGCTTGGTGATCTTGATCCACAAGAACGATAAGACGGCTCACGACTTTAAAGAAATTGACCTGCTGCACCGTCAGTTAGAGCGGCAAGCGCGGATTCAGCGATACCAAAGCGGCGGCACCGAAACTGAGCTGAATCCGGAGTTGGCCAAGCGCAATGCCGGGCCAAAGAAGCGCGCACCAAAAAACAGTTTCAGCGAAGCAGAAGTGGAACGCTTGCAAGAGGCCTTCTTAGATGGTTGCTTCGACTATCAGAAGGATTGGTTCCGGGCAGGTAGTGAACGCACGCGCATTATCCTGAAGTCCCGCCAGATTGGTGCAACGTACTACTTCGCGCGTGAGGCGTTGATCGATGCGCTGATCACTGGCCGCAATCAGATATTCCTCAGTGCGTCAAAGAGTCAGGCGCACATTTTCCTCGGTTATATGCGTGCTTTCGTGCGCGAGGTGCTGGACAGGGATATTACCGGCGACCCGGTTACGCTCGGCAATGGCGCGGAACTGTTCTTCCTGGGCACCAATGCGCGCACCGCACAGGGCTATCACGGCAATTTCTATTTCGATGAGTTCTTCTGGACTTACGGCTTCAATCAGCTGAACAAAGTGGCCAGCGGCATGGCCATGCACAAGAAGTGGCGGAAGACCTACTTCAGTACGCCATCAACCATGGCCCATGAAGCGTTCGACTTCTGGACCGGGGAACGGTTCAACAAGGGCCGGCCAACGGCACAGCACCTCAACATCGATGTAACGCATGCCAAGTTGATGGGCGGGCGCCGATGCGAGGATGCGATCTGGCGTCAGATCGTCACGGTATTGGATGCAGCTGGCCGTGGTTGTGATCTGTTCGACATTGAAGAACTGCGGCGCGACTACAGCGCGGAAGAGTTCGCCAACTTGCTGATGTGCCAGTTTGTGGACGACAGCGCCAGTGTCTTCCCGTTGACACTGCTGCAGTCCTGCATGGTGGACAGCTGGGTGGTCTGGGACGGCGAGTACAAGCCGTTCGCCCTGCGCCCCTACGGCGATCGCGCGGTCTGGATCGGATATGACCCGGCCGAGACAGGCGACAGCGCCGGTATCGTCGTCGTTGCGCCGCCGGCAGTGCCAGGCGGGACGTTTCGCGTGCTGGAACGCCACCAGTTCAAGGGCATGGATTTCGCAGCGCAGGCTGATTTCATCCACAAGATCACGCAGCGCTACTGGGTGACCTACATCGGCGTGGACACCACTGGCATGGGCACCGGCGTGGCCCAGCTGGTGAAACAGTTTTTCCCCGGCGTGACCACCTTCAGCTACTCGCCAGACGTGAAGTCGCGCTTGGTACTCAAGGCCTATGACGTGATCAAGAACGGCCGTCTGGAGTACGACGCAGGCTGGACTGACCTCACACAGTCCCTGATGGCAATCCAGAAAACCATTACCGCCAGCGGGCGGCAGATCACCTACACCGCCGGGCGCACGCGCGCCACCGGCCATGCCGACCTTGCATGGGCGCTACTTCACGCGCTTCACAACGAACCGCTGGAGGGCGCAGCCGCGGCCACCAGCACCATGGAGATTTTCTGATGTCCACCGAAGACCAGGCTCTGGCGCAGGAACAGCCCGGAAAGTTTGAGGCGTTCCACTTTGGCGAGCCCACGCCCGTTCTTGATTCGCGCGGGCTTCTTGACTACCTCGAATGCTGGCGCAGTGGGCGCTACTTCGAACCACCTGTGGATCTGCAGGGCCTTGCGCGCACGGTGCGCTCAAACCCGTTTCTGCAGAGTGGCCTCACATTTAAGCGGAACATGTTGGTCAGGACGTTCAAGCCTCACCGCCTTCTGTCGCGGGCGAAGTTTGCCCAGCTGTCGCTGGACTTCCTCACATTTGGCACAGCCTACGTCGAGCGTGTCCGGGCAATGTCTGGGGCAGCCCACAGCATGAACGTGCCGCTGTCGCAGTACATGCGGCGCGGTACCGAGGAAGGAGAATTCTTTCAGGTCCGCGCCGGATCCATTGAGCATGAGTTCACTGGCGACACCGTGTTCCAGCTGCGGGAGGCCGATGTTGACCAGGAGATCTACGGATTGCCCGAGTGGATGCCTGCGGTCCAGTCGGCACTGCTCAATGAGTCGGCGACGCTGTTTCGCCGGAAGTATTACAACAACGGCTCGCATGCCGGATTCATCCTGTACCTATCCGATCCGCAGGTGAATCAAGGCGATGTTGATAACCTCCGCGAGCAGTTGAAAGGCGCTCGCGGCATCGGTAATTTCCGCAACCTCTTCTTGCACTCGCCCAACGGTAAGAAGGATGGCATCCAGCTGATCCCTGTAAGCGAAGTTGCAGCCAAGGATGAGTTCACCGGGATCAAGGGTGTGACCCGCGATGACATGCTCGCCGCGCTGCGCGTGCCGCCGCAGTTGCTTGGCATCGTCCCGCAGAACTCCGGTGGCTTTGGCTCTATCCGTGATGCCGCGAGCGTGTGGGCGGCCATGGAGCTTGAACCGTTGCAGTCCCGCTTTGACACCATCAACGAATGGGCGGGCGATCAGGTGGTCCGATTTGATCCGTTCGTTGTTGGGGAGGGGGTGAAGTGACGAGCATGCTTACCAATCTGCGCTGTGGCGAATGCGCCCGCCTCCTGGCCAAGGCCAGTGGCTACAGCGAGCTGCAAATCAAGTGCCCGAGGTGCGGCACGATGAATCACATGAAGGCCCAGAGCCTCCCGACAGATCGCCGCGAGCGACTGACAGAAGGCTCTACCAATGAAAAACCAGTTGTTGCAGGGCGACGCCCTGAAGTTGTTGCCGACCCTGCCGAACGCATCGTTCGACGCACTGATCACTGACCCGCCGTATGCCAGTGGTGGCCTCACCGCTGGGGCGAGACAACGGCCGCCATCTGAGAAATACGTGCAGACCGGGGGCAGGGCATTGCACGCCGATTTTGTGGGCGACGAGCGCGACCAGCGTTCGCATCTTCAGTGGATGGTGCTCTGGCTCAGTGAGTGCAATCGACTCCTGCGCGATGGCGCGCCCGTTTGCTTGTTCACCGATTGGCGGCAGCTGCCGCTCACCACGGACGCGCTGCAGTGCGCGGGCTTCACCTGGCGGGGTATCACCGTCTGGGATAAGACCGAAGGCGTTCGGCCCCAGCTCGGCCGCTTCCGCAACCAAGCCGAGTACGTGGTGTGGGGCAGTAAGGGCGGCATGCCGTTGAAGCGTCAAGCCCCGGTACTGCCGGGAGTGATCCGCGAACCGGTGCGCAAGGCGGACAAGCTCCACATGACCGGCAAGCCCACGGCGCTGATGCGCCAGCTGGTGCGGATCTGCGAGACAGGGGGGCGGATCATCGACCCGTTCGCTGGATCCGGCACTACCCTTGTAGCGGCCCAGCAGGAAGGCTACAGCTGGACCGGCATCGAGATGACGGACCACTATGCCGAAGTGTCACGCGAGCGCCTGCGCGCCGTGTAGGCCCAACACCAACGCTGACCGAACAGAGCCGCTCACCTGGGCGGCTTTTTCGTGGGCGCGTGGCGCAACCATACGAAACCGAGGCTGGTGGTACGGTTTCAGCCGCCTACCCCCCGGCAAACGCACTCGTCTCCCCGCCACGCCTGCCCTCTAAATACCCCTCAGATCCTGCAGGCCTGCAGGTGCCGCCCAGCTGCGCCCGTGGTGGCTCGCGCGGTCATTGCTTGGGGCGCAATGGCCCTGCGGATCCCTGCGCGCGTGGGGGCGCCCTGCGGCGCGAAGGAGGCTGTCCACCGGAGGCGCATTTTCTGGGGACACCCATCGGAGGAGGGTAATTGGTAATCAGGCCGCTTCTGAATGGCCTAAGCCATTGAAATAGCGAGGAATTTGGTAGTTACCTTTGACGGTAATTTGAGGTAACGGAAAAGGTAATGAGGCTGTAAGTAACTGATTTTATTGAGCTGGGGTCGGCGAAAAGATTACCGTCCAAAAAGGTAACCTGATTACCTTCTGATTACCATTTAATTACCTTTGATAGATGAATATAAGTTGTTGAAAATTATAGATTTAAATGATTTTAAACTTAGGAATTACCTTTGTTACCCATTTCCGATGGCGTCCCTAAGAATTTCCATAAGTGGGCAGAAAAGCCCCTGCACTTACCCGCTCACTACTGCCTGCGCCGCCGAGCCTTCCTCGCCGGCACGCTGATCGATGGATCCTGGGGGAAGTGGCCAGGCTGGCCAGCGGCCGCGACTTGGCCACGTGATGCGTCACGATATTGGTCGAGTATGCGGGGCTGCTATCGGCGCGCCCATGCGGCGAAGAACCTCATGCCGGCGTCGGCGTGAAATTGAGTGCGCAGTTCGCGGGTGTCGATGTTGTGCCGGCACCTGGTGGCCCACACTTGGCAGCCCTATCAGAAGGGCAATCATGCGGTCGTCGACGACGTGGGATGACGGCCGGGTTTGCCACGGCTCATCACTAGAAGGGCGCACGTTTCGTTCGTGCCGACAGTACCAAGGTTCTAAGACTGACCTCGGCCTTGATCTTATTGACTGGTCTGGAGCAAAGACGTTGCTGGTGATGCTCCCGTCTTTGCTTGTAGAGGGGAAGACTAGGTCGAAGCCAACAGCTTGTCACACAAGGCTTTTATACGCGCGACCTTCTCGGAGTCGACCGTACGGTTCTTCGTTTGGAAAGTGCCGCCTGTTGCTTCATCAAACAGCTCTGAACGAGCCTCTTCAGCAGCTTCATAGCTGCTTGCCGAAATGTGTTTTCTGGATTTGAGAAGCTCGAGTTTGCTCCCGAGCGCGTCCAGCTTCGTGATGATTAGGCGTTCCAATGCATCGTTACGGCCACTGGTGCGCCAATACGACATCGAAACCTCTCTAAAGCTGTCGACCAACACTTCCAGTTGGTCGATCTTTGCGGCAGAACGCGCTTTAGTTGCTGAGTAGTGACTGACCGCCCAAGAGGTCAAACCACCGGTAACTGCTCCCACCATACCGCCGACTACCGCAGCAATGGTTCCATCCCAGGCGCCGGCAGGCATAGTCTTACCTCGCTGAAGCGATGTAGCTCAGGATTTTCTTCTTGTAGCGCTGGGTCTCTGCCAAATTGGCTACCAACACCAAGTGCTTAAGGAGGAATTCCTTCGTGAAGCCCAAGCGCACCAAACCACCAAAGGCTTCCTCAAGAAATGAGGAGCCAAAGCCTTCAGTGTTGTCCAAGACAACCTCTACGACGTCGAAGGAGTCTAAGGCTGGTTTCAGGTGTTGGTTGCGGAACAGTTCACCGCTGAAGTCCCCATCTTCTGGGTGGCGACCAGCAGGCACCTTGGAAAAGTCCGACCCGATGTCAATGGTCTTCCGGCGCATGGCCATAGTCCTCAATGTCCCACTGGATGAATGTACCGCCAAACTCGCCAGGAAGGGCGCTTGAGGCTGTTGACTGTTGATGCTGGTCACGTTCATAACGATATCGTGCCTTGTTGGTAATAACGTGCAAGCTCGCACGTGAATTGTGTGTGTCTACGTAAGAGTCGACGTAGCCTTTCACGTCTTCACGCAGACCTTTGCCTCTGTTCTCTAGACCTGTTGAAGACCGATTGGTTCCTTCGACATTGAATGCCGACTCGACAAGCAGTGCATCGTTCCTGGCGCGACTCCCGATCACATCACGTATGTCTTCCCATATGTTGCTTCTCGGTAGAGTCCTTGCTATGCCCGATCCATGATCCACGACCATAACGGTCAGATGGTTGGTACTTAGGTTGACAGATGCAGATATCCACCAGAGGTGCCAACGGGAATTTCCGCCCTTTGCCATATACGCATGCTTGTGCACGTTCGTCATCGCTTCGACCAAGCCATCGTAGAGCGCCAACCGATCGATCACCTGCGGGCCAAAGCTCTCGATGCTTGCTCGGAGTTTTTTGGCGGGTCCGCCAGGACTTCTCGTACCTTTCAAAAACGGAAGGAACTGCTCCTCACCATCGACCGGAAGGTCCTTTACGTCACATGTGGCTCTTAACACCTCAAAAAAACCCATTTCAGACAAGCGACGCCTGACGCTAGGCTCCCATTTATCAATCTCAACTGCTTGAAGCTTGTTCCGTCCAGTCTTCATGCGCCATCGGTCGCATTCAGCGGTAAGCAGCAAAGCTGCGGCAGGCGTGATCGATTTAACAAGCCGCATGTCCAGCACAAAGCGAGCTAAGAACGTATCCGCCGCAAGCCTGATGCTGCGCAGAAGCCTCATCGTAGGGGCGTAATTATCTTCTAAATCCAGGGCAGCGGGAGGTGAAATGGTGGGAGCTGCATTTCTCACTCCGACGTGAGATTGGAGTGGCGCAACTTCCTCGGCCTGCCGCTGGCGGCGATGCCGGCGGCCGAGTCGCATGCCTCTACGCCGCATCCGCCGCTCATTCAGACGCTCGCGAGCTCGGAAAGCTCTTAGAAGCTTCCACTGTGAGGTCTTGCCCAAGGCCCATTTCCTTATGAACAGTCGCAAAACGATAACATGAATGAGGACGCCTTCGCGGCGACCCTTGGTGGCGTGCGGCCCGATGTACGAGGCAATGCGGCCCATGCCTCGGTCAGCACGTTCTCCTTAGTGAAGATGAATCACTGGCTTGCGCTGCGAAAAAGCCCGCTATATGTCGCTGGAAAGGCGGGGGAGGGGCGAGCGGAATAGTTGGGAAAATCACCAGCAAGCTCCTTGCGAATCAAAGGGTTTTAGATTTTCCATTGGCGAAATTATTCTTTACAACTTGTTGATTTTGAAAAAAAAATTAGAAAACTTTTAATCTTTTGGTCGATGGTTCGAATCCATCACGGCCCACCAAAACAGGCACTTAGCGCGAGCTGGGTGCTTTTTTTTTGCGCCGGCCTTTGCCGTTGCGGTAGCGCATCCACGCGGGCTGCACTGCTGCAGCGCTGACGGGCCAGCTGTGCAGCCCGGGTAAGCGCAGCCGGGGTTGTCGGCGCAATATCGCCGGACCTCATGATCATTCCTGCCTCCCGGGTGCGCTGCGCTTACCCGGGCTAGGACAAGGCCGCGGCTCTGGCCGCGGCCTTTGTGCGCTACTTCAGCAAGGTCTGCTGGACATCGACGATGCGCACGTCGTGCATCTGGTCCAGATAGGCGTCCAGATAGGCTTTGTGCGAGGCACCGACCAGCACCAGCGTGCGCATGCCGGGGCTTGGGCCCATCAGATCGCGGATGTTCGCGGCCATGCGCAGGTTGCGGGTTTCCCAGCCGGTGACATACATGCGTCCGTAACCCTGCGGCGAGGGTTCCTCCAACGTGGCGCCGTAGTCGCTTGCGAAAGCGGCCGGGGCCACATCCGGACCGTTGTCACGGCGATACGTCGCCAACACCTTCTCTGGCGTGTCCAGCTGTGCCGCCAGTCCGCTGTACATTGCCGACCGCTGCTTGGATGCCGGGTTGTCCCATGCCTTTCGGATCGCCGCGACATACGCCTTGGGATTGGGACCGTAGCGATCGGCACTGTGATCGTCGGTCGGCCATAGCCGTTGATGCCCCAGGCGTACCGCCAGCGGTGCGGCGATCAGCGTGGTTTCGTTGCGGCTGCTGCGCTGTTCTTCCAGGATGGCCACCAATTCCTGGTTCAGGCTGGCGTCCGTATGGCGTTCCGCAGCGGGCAGGTGCAGCCATTGCACCAGTGCCGATTCGCGTTCTCCGCCGGCCAGGAATTTGGCGGCCAGGTCCCGGCGCTGCGCTGGCGTTGGTTGCGCCGGCCATGCCGCCAGCAACTTGTCCGCTGCGGCATTGGCTGCTGCCACATCGAGCCCGGTTGCCTTTGCCGCTGCGGACACGTCCGGGCAGTAATCGTTCACCGTCAGTGCGTACCGTGCGGGGTAGCGGCGCAAGGTGTCGCATTGCTGCCCGGATACCACCTCGATGGCAATGGCCCTCGGCTGCCATGCTGCCAAACGGTCGATCAGCGGGGCGAGTGAGGCGGGGTCGAATGTTTCCGGCAGGCTGGCCAGATGCAGGGTGCCGAGTACCGCGACTTCGTTCTGCACGCCGTGCTGCGGCCCTTTGTGCGCACCTGGATCAAAGCGTTGTGCCTGCGCCGTCTGCGCCAGCATCGCCAGCGCCAACATGCTGCCGGTCAACACGCCTCGACCCCACATCCCCTGCATCATTCCGTGCTGCAT